TCCAACGCGTGCAATGTCAACAACAACGGCAATGCCAACAACAACGCGCCGACGAACGACTGGATACGCCCGCTGCCGTGATTCCCAAGCTTTGCCAGACCGCGCGGCCGTAAGCGCCGCGCGCCGTGCATTTGAGGAAGGAAGGGGCGACCATCGGGCATGCGCCCGTAAATATGCACCCCGCGACGGTTGCCGTTCGCTGCTTGCATGGCGCGGTTCTCGGCTTCCGACCGCGTTTCATGGTCAACCGTCAAGCGGCTGCTGGATGCCGACTGCAAGCCGCGCGGGGTGCCCTCATGAACTCTGAAGAGCGACGCGCAGCACGCCGCGCAAGGCGAGATGCCAAGCGCGCGGAGAATAGGGCTAGGCGCATCGAAGGATGCACGCTAGAAGCCGTCGCAGACCTCGATAACCTATACAGCGCGGCGAACGGCGCGGCTGCGGGCGTTCGCTGGAAGGCAAGCGTTCAGCGCTACATGGGGCGCGTCATGCCAAACATCATGCGGGCGCGCCGCGACCTGCTCACGGGCGCTGACTTCCGGCGCGGCTTCATCGAGTTTGACCTTTTCGAGCGCGGAAAGCTTCGTCACATCTGCTCTGTCCACTTCTCGGAGCGTGTCATACAGAAGTCTTTAAGCCGTCACGCGCTCGCACCCGCGATCTGGCCTACCCTGACAGAGGGATGCGCCGCAAACGTGAAGGGGCGCGGCACCGAGTACGCAATCAAGCGCATGAAGCGTCAGCTTGTAGCCCACCGGCGAAAGCACGGGACGGAAGGCTACATCTTGCAGGTCGATTTCTCGGACTATTTCGCGAACATCGACCACGACGCTTGCAAGCGCATCATCGACAGAGCCATTGACGATGAGCGCGTTAAGCGCGTCATGGGCGACCAGATAGACGCTCACGGCGCGCGCGGGCTTGGTCTTGGCAGCGAGCCGAACCAGATTCTAGCGGTGGCTTTGCCGTCGCCGATAGACCATCTGATGCTTTCGCTTCCGGGCATCCTCGCGAGCGGTCGCTACATGGACGATAGCTATTGCATCGCGCTTGACAAGCAGACGCTTTGGGACGCGCTTTCGCGCATCGAAGCGCTCTGCGACGATCTGGGAATCATCATCAACCGCAAGAAGACGCGCGTAGTGAAGCTGTCGCGCGGCTTCGTGTTCCTGAAGAAGAGGTTTTCATATGGCGAGGGTGAAAAGGTGGTTGTTCGCCCTTGCCGCTCTTCCGTGACACGGCAGCGGCGCAAGCTTAAGAAGCAAGCGGCGCTGGTCGCTCGCGGCGTTATGACCGTCGAGCAAGTCAACCAGTCTTACCAATCGTGGCGCGGAGGCATGAAGCGGCTTGACGCTCACGAGACGGTAAGGCGCATGGACGCGCTATATAAGCAGCTCTTCAGCTAAGAGCGAACACACACCATCAGGTACCAAAGCCCTCGCAGACGCGGGGGCTTTTTCGTTACCGAGAGAAAGGGGTAACAAATGGCACTCACCGAAGACGAAGAGAGCATGGTGCGCGCGATCATCGCGATTTACAAGACGCAAGCGCCGTCTCTCTCAACCGACGTGGCGAGCCGAGCCGCCGCGCTCTTCGCCGCGTGGGACGGCAACGGCCACGCCTACGCCGAGGGCGAGCGCGTGAGCTATGAGGGAGAGCTTTACGTTTGCCTTCAGGCGCACACGTCGCAGACCGATTGGGCACCCACGGCAGCGCCGAGCCTTTGGGCGCAGGTGCTTGAAGCAGGAACGCCCGACACGCCGACAGAGGAAGTGCCCGAATGGGTGCAGCCCGATTCTACGAATCCATACCCGCTCGGTGCCCGCGTCAAGCACAACGGCAAGGTCTGGGAATCCCTCGTTGCTAACAACGTATGGGAGCCTGGGGCTGTCGGCACCGAAACCGTTTGGCGAGAGGTGACGGAGGGCTGACGTGGCGGAGAGCGTTTTAGACCACGCAGCGGCCTTCGGTGCCGAATGGTTCTTCGCGTTCCTCGTTGCTATCGGCTTCGGAATACTCGCAAAGCAGTTGCTTAACGAGTACCAGCGCAACAACGAGCGCAAGGCAGAGCTTGAAGAGCGAAACGCGGCGCGACAGGCAGAACTAGAGCTGAAGCGCGAAGAGCGCAAGCGCGACGAACTAAACGAGCGCGCGCAGCGCGACCGCGAGCGCTCGGAAATGGAAGGCCGCATCGCTGCGCAGATGGAGCGTAGCAACAACATTTCGGAAGGGCTGCAAGCAGCTATGGAATCTCTCAGGGCTTCCACTGCGGCGCTGCACGACGAAATCAGAGAATCGCGCGAGCACTCGCACGACATGGCAAACAAGGTCGATCACATCTACGACCGCGTAGACCTCATCTATGAAAAGGAGAGCTGAAATGATTAACTTCACCGCACGAATCAAGAACAAGACTTTTTGGCTGACCCTCATCCCCGCCGTCCTGCTGCTCGCGCAGGTGGTCGCCGCACCGTTCGGCTACCAGTGGGACTTCGGCGTTTTGAACGAGCAGTTGGCCGCGATCATCAACGCGCTTTTCGCCGTGCTCGCGATTCTGGGCATCGTGACCGACCCGACCACGGCTGGCGTTGGCGATTCCGCGCAGGCGCTCACCTACACCGAGCCGAAGCGCGATGAGTAGGCTAAAGGCTGTCGCCCTCGTGCTTTCCGGCGCGCTCGCGTCAATGCTCTTCTGCGGTTGGCTCATCGTCGGCCATATCGAGAGCGACGCGGGCGCGCTCGCTGAAGCGCGCGAAGAGGGTTACGCGGCGGCTGAGGAAGACCGCCTAGCAATCGTTGCCGATAGGCCGATTGCCGAGGGTAACAGCATGCCGCTATGGCTTCAGACCGACCCGCAATGGGACTACATACCATATGCGGGCGGCACCATCGGCGACCACGGCTGCGGCCTTACATGCGCCGCTATGGCTGTCAAATACATGACGCTTCAGGACATTACGCCGCTCACGCTCGCATCGTTCGTGGGTGACACGTGCCTTACCGATGGCGTTAACGACCCCGGCAAGTTCTGCGCGTGGATTGCCGAGCATTACCCGGAATACGGCATCGAGAGCACGCCGATTTCTTACGATCTCGCACCCGTCCTTCAAAACGTGTCCGATGGGTGGCTTGCCTTCGCTGGCATGAGCGGAACGCTCGGCGATAGGGACTACGGCGGGCACGTCGTGCTTATCTGGCGCGCCGACGATGACGGCTACTGGATACGCGACCCGGCTAGTGCTGGGAACTCAGCACGCGCCTTCACGCTCGAAGAGCTAGAGCAGGTCGATTTTCATTACTTCTACTGCATCAGAGGGGGCTTCTATGGCACTCAACGGCATTGATATTTCTAACTACCAGCGCGGGCTTGACCTCGCGCAGGTGCCTTGCGATTTTGTTATCTGCAAGGCGACAGAGGGAACCACCATCGTTCACAACACCTGCGACCCGTGGATTCAGCAGGCTATCAAACTCGGCAAGCTCTGGGGCTTCTATCACTTCATGAACGGAGAAGACCCCATAGCTCAGGCTAAGCACTTCGTCGCAAGCTGCCGTAACTACTTCGGCAACGGCATTCCCGTTCTCGATTATGAGATGTATGGGCGCATCGGAACCGACAAGGCAAAGCAGTTCCTCGATTACGTCTACGATCAGACCGGCGTTCGCTGCATCGTCTATATGAGCCGTAGCGTTTGCACCGAAGAGGATTGGTCGAAGATCGCGCCGAATCACGCGCTCTGGGTTGCGCAGTACGCTAACAACAACCGCACCGGCTACCAGTCTTCGCCGTGGCTTCCCGATGGCGGCTTCGGCGCTTGGGGTAGCTGCGCAATCCACCAGTACACGTCGAATGGCCGTCTCAATGGCTTCAACGCGCCGCTTGATCTCGATATCGCCTATATGACGCGCGAAGCGTGGGGCAAGTTTGCCAACCCGTCCGGCGCGGCAGCGCCCGACGTTCCGCCCGCAGAGGTCGCCGAGCCTTCGCCGGAGGGCACGACGCTTGACCTTGCAGCAGCGGTCATGCGCGGCGAGTATGGCGTTGACGATGAGCGCCGCGAAAAGCTCGGCGACCGTTACCAAGAGGTGCAAGACCTCATCAACTACATTGACGGCGCTTCCGCTTCTCAGCTCGCAGATGATGTGGAACGCGGAATGTTCGGCGTTGTGCCGACGCGCAGCGACGTTCTGGGCGACCGCTTCAGCGAGGTTCAGGCAATCGTCAACCAGAGGGCGGGCGTTGGCGCTGCGCGCGTCTACACCGTCAAGAGCGGAGACACGCTCAGCGAGATTGGCGCTTCGCTCGGTATCGACTGGCACACCATCGCAAGCAAGAACGGCATTGGGGCACCTTATACGATCTACCCCGGCCAGAAGCTTTCTTATTAGTGTTCAAGCGGGGTACCCTGACAAGGGGTGCCCCGCTTTCTGGCGTTAGACGGGCTTACAGCAAGCCGCCCATCTGGTGTTTTGCAAACACCGGAAATTGCTATTTTTGGCACGTGCCAACGACAACAAACCAGTTTTTCGATACTCTAACTATGCAAGTATCAAGCTGGATAGCTGCGCGGTTGGCGGTGCTTGTGGAGTTCGCCGTTTTTCTCATAAGCTCCACCACAAGAGAATTGGTCGAACTATGCCC